GTATCGAAGACCAACTTGGTGAAGTTGCAGAATACCGTGGTTTGAAATCATTCTATAACTTGAAAAAATAAAACGTTGATTTGACAACGTTTCTGAGGACTCTAGGTTGCTCCTAGGGTTCTTTTTTCTATCCGAGGGGCAAAGAGGGGGCAAGATTATTTGTAATGATATTATCTAAAATATTGACTGCTTGGTCTTTCATGTTTCGTGTGACATGGGTATAGATACTAGTGGTCACTTCCGAATCAGCATGACCAACCCTATCCATGATGGTTTTTAGTGGCACATTGTTTTCAGCTAGTATGCTAATCGTGGTATGTCTGAAGATATGAGGGGATAGGTGCTTGTTGATAGGTGTTTCCAGTCTGGCATTAGCTCGTTGGAGTGATGCACTTAGGATTGTGCTATGGATAGGCTTGCCAGTGTTAGTCGTGAAGATTTTATCGCTATGATGCCAATCTGGATTGGTTGATTCGCTTAACTCTTTCAATTCTAGTATCTGGTCAATAATTTCCATCTCTCGATTAGTGAGGTATGTAGTTCGGTAACTAGCGACTGTTTTCGTTCCTTCGTTTTCTGGAATGTATCTGTTAAATGAGGTGTGGATATCCAAGGAGCGTGTCTCTTTGTGATAGTCTGAAACAGTTAACCCAGCTAATTCACCAATCCGACAACCATTTATTAGCATAAACTCGCACGCTAGAGCATATCTCAGCGTTATGTCCTTTCGGTAGAGCTCTTTTAACAATCGACTGTATTCGTCTGGTTCTAAGTATTTATTCTTGGCAGCTTGTTGTTTTTCTAGCTTATTCGTTTTCTTTGGTAACCGTGCCTTTCGTGATGGGTTATCAGTTATAAGTTGTTGATCCATAGCATAATCGAAAAATGTATTTAGTACAGTCTTGGCACGATATCTCTGTGAATCTGTCCAGTCTTCGGTGTCTAGTAAGGATTGGATAAGTCTGACATTGATATTTGATAGGATTGTTCCTTGTTCAATAGTGTCGGATATTCGCTTGACGGACGCTGCAAGGCTCTTGATTGAGCTTAACTTAATCTGCTTTTGGTGGAACTCCCACCATTCGTTAAAGGCGCTATGGAATGATACATTAGTAGTGCTTGATGATTCTATTTTCTGGGCTATCTTATCATCAAGCAAGCGTTGAGCTTCTTTCTTTGCTCGATTTGAACCACTATTAAGAGTTACAGATACCCGTTTCCATTTCTCAGTGTAAGTGTCCTTGTATCTTTCGAAATATTTATATTTTCCGTTCGGTAATTGTTCTACCCACATTGTCATAGCTCCTATTATTTGGTAAAATGGGTACAGAAAAGAAAACATAACCTCAATTCGTTTTTTTAGTGGCTATGAATTTTTTTCTGTGATGCATAGAGCTCTATAATCTAACTTTGGCGAGGGAGATTATAGGGCTTTTTTAGTAGTTTCAAATATTCATGTTTTACGAATGTCTCATCACAAATTGTGGTGAGATTATATTTTTTCATAAAACGAACGTAGTTAAAATCATCAAGATTTTCATTTTTGAGCAATCCACGAATCATATCCCTATTCGCTTGAGCCTCATTTTTCTCTCGCAGACGCTCATAGTGTTTAGGGTCGTGTTCTAGATGGCCTAACTCATGCAGTAGGACCTTCAAACGTATTTCTGGGGCTAAATCCCTATTGATGTAAACCACACGGTTAACAGGGTCTAGGAACCCATCTCGTGGCCATTGGCTAGAGTCGAACTCACAAAGAGACACGTCGAACTGCTCAAGCAATTCTTTCTCCATAAGTATCAGTTCTCCTTACTACTCATATAGCCGGCGATTATGCCACGAATGGCACGTTTATCATCACTAGTCAGTGGTTTACCATCGAACATCATAGCGTTTGCTATGATGTCATCGATATCGTGGGAATTTGGTTGTTGGTCGTTCACCATAGGGGCATCGTACCCCATAAGCCACGCTTCAGAAACACCTAAGGTCTTCGAAAGCAACACAAGCTTTTCTTGGTCCGGTGTTGATTTTCCGTTGATGTATTGAGACAAAGCACTCTTTCCAAGTTTTACACCTAATTCTTTTTGATATGGTTTTGAAAGAGAAATAACATCAACTTGTTTTAAATTTCGCTCGCTCATGACTTGTTTTAAACGTGAAGCAGTAGTATTTTTCATATTCTTTACCTTTTTCCTTTATAGATTCATTATATAGTAGAAAACACAAAAGTTCAAGAAAAAATAAAAAAAGTTCAAAAAAATTGAACAAAAGTGTTGACAAATAAAAAGAGAAGGATTAAAATAAAACCATAAAGTTCAAGAGATTGAACTTAGAAAGGAGAACTCAATGAGATTTAACTACGCTAAATTAAAGGGTCGTATTAAAGAAAAATACGGGACGCAAGAAGCTTTTGCAAAAGCTATCGGCTTAACTCCCTCAAGGTTTTCATTCAAGATCAACGGAAAAGCGAAGTGGAAACAAGACGAAATTGTAAAAGCGGTTGAACTATTAGAAATCTCACAAGATGAGATAGTTGAATATTTTTTTAACTATAAAGTTCAAGAACTTGAACTAAATAATTAAAATTCTGAAAGGAGTGAAAATGAAGGCATTAAAAAAACTCAAATATTTCTTTGAGTCGAACTTAGACGGATATGATGTAGCATTAGCCATCATCGGCAGCTTAATCGGAGTTGTGATTGGCACAGCAATATTCTGGCTGTTAGTTAAATAACCAATTCTGAATGAGCAGTGTGATGGCAGTTCCAAACACTGAAACAGCAAGAGGTATCCAGAAACTTGTGAGCCAAAGTTGGCGTGAGAAAGTTTTGTATTGACGTAGGAAGATAAGACCCTTGCTAGTGATTCTGAAATCATTCGTTAGGTATTGCTCAATGAATGACAATGAGATTAATTCTTCAGTAGCAAGTGGATCTTGCTCGATTAAATCTGAATAGTCTTCATAGATGACACAATTGGAATCATCTCTTACCTCAATCATCTTTTTCAACAACGTTCTAGCTTGTTTCGATACAGTTTCAATCATTTTTTAACACCTCTTTAGTTAATTATATCAGAAAGGAATATCAATGAAAATCACATATAAACCAGTCGGTATCAACGAAACGGCGGAGTGGGGAGACTACGACCACCTCATGCAGAGATGGGAAGGTCTAGGGAAGTCGATGGCAAAAAACCTCATTCGAGAAATGAGGGATAACAAAGACTTCCGAGACTATGTGCTCAACCCGACACACAAACTGGTTTTTATCAACTATGAAGGTTTTAAGTCCTTCATTAAGTGGAAAAGCAGAAATAGATTCAAACAACATTAAGGAACAAAACATGAAAAACAACCACTACATAAAAAGATTGGTAGCCTGCGCTATCCAATTCGAAAAAGACTTCCACAAGATGGAAGGGGGCATCCCAGCTCTCGACAACATCCGCTATTTGATTCTATACATCAACGAGACGATGGATGTTTCGAAAAAAGCAAAGAGCGAACTCGACGATATCGACACAAAATGTCTGATGTACAGAGATGTTTGCAGCAAACCAGACACACCAGACAGCAAACGCAGAGATCTATTTCAATATGCAGCAATTGATTTTGTTGCTACATGCAGAACGCACGATATTTTGGATATTTAAAAAAACACCTCTAGCTCCACTAGTGTGGTTAGGAAAACAGAAAGGAAATTAAAAATGAAAAAACTTATCAACTGGATTTGGTCTAAAAAACAAGAACAAGTAGAAGTCTATGAAGTTCGTCCACATCGCATGATTGACGAAAAGGTAAGAGATTTCAATGCAGACCACGGATTGCCATTAGATCAATTAGTGGGGTGATAACTTGAAACATCTATTGAAATTCTTATTCGGTAAGAAAAAACCAAAACAACCAGAGCCGTTCTTCGAATGGGTTGAAACTCCAGAGGAGAAACAAGAACGACTCAAGCGGAAATATAGCAAATAGTAACCATCTTTCAGCGTGCAGCCATGGCCCTGCCGTGGAGTGTAACTTATACCCATAATTTTTCCCCAAAAAAACTTTACTAAATTACTTTTTTCCTAATCTTCCCCAAAAAGTCTAATAAAACATTGAAAAACATGACACGGTGGGGCGTTGGGTGCACGTTGAGAGCACTAAAAAAGCATGGGTTAGGGCCCATGCAAGAAAATTATACCAAGGAGATTATACCATGTTTACACAACAAATTGCAAAACCATCTTACGTTAAAACTAAAGCTTTCGGGCTTTGCGGAACACTAGCTCTTGTTACCGCATTGCTTATCGGTGCTGGGGCAGTATCAGCGGACGAAACCACTCAACCAGTGGTGGACACTCAACCAGCAGTGTCTAATGTCTACACAGCTGATAATGGTGGTAATGTTACAGTTACACCATCTGAAACAGTAGCACCAGCAGAAACTGCTACACCAGTGGTTGAAACAGCACCAGTGGCAGAACCTACACCGGTTACAGAAACACCAGTAGCGCAACCAGTGGCAGAAACTACAGCGCCAGTCGAAGCGCAACCTACTACATTCGTTAAAGAGGGTGACACTATCCAAGTATCTAACCCTAATGTTGAGGTTGACCAGTCTCAAGGAACTGGTAAATACCAAGGCTTCACAGTGGAATACAAGGATGTAAAATTCCCTGACGATATGGCTATCAATGAAGGGGATAAGGTTAAGTTCACTTTACCTGAAGAAGTGAAATTTCAAACTAACTTTGACTTTGATGTTTACAATCCTGACAAGCAAGTTGTTGGTAAAGCTACTACAGACACAGCAAGCAATACTGTGACTACTGTATTTAACAACTACTTTGCATCTCATCCGCTTAACAAGCAAATGAGTCTTAAAATGGACGCTACTTGGACAGACAAGGTCGAAAGTGGCAAGCCAGTCACAGTAAACTTCAATGGGACAGTGATCACCGTCAACATCGGCAAAGAACAAGAAATTGGTAAAGATGAATTACTTTCTAAATGGGGTAGTCAAGACGAGAATGACCCAACTGTTATCAACTGGACTATCCGTGTTAACTACGCAAGACGTGTGTTGAATTATGTGACATTGATTGACACAATGAGTGACAATCAAACCCTTGTGGATAACTTCTTTGAAGTTAAGAACATTGAGAGCGTGAATCCATGGATTGATAAAGGTTCAGCAATGGATTTAGTTAAGTCAATCAGCAAATCTGAGCATGGCTTTGAAATCAAAATGGATCGACTTGACCATATGATTTACTTGAACTATAAAACCAAACTGACAAATGCAGTTAAGGATAGCGTTAATCCAACCAATAAGGTTGAGTTAAAAGCTGAGTCAGATGGTGCTGTTTCATACAGTTATGTTCAACTCGTCGGTGGCCGTGGCGATGCCAGTGGTGAAAACAAGCCTGAACCAACATTTGAAATTCCTCGTGAAGCTCCAAAAGTTGAAATCCCTGAATTTAACGGTGGCATTCCGGGTATTCCTGAAGAACGTGTAAAACCAGAATATACTGAGCCAATCGGAACAGTACCGAACGAAGCGCCAGTTTTGGATAAACCAGAGTGGAACGGAGGCACAGTACCAAATGAAGCACCAGTACACGATAAGCCTGAATTCCAAGGAGGTATTCCGGGAATTCCAGAAGTTCGTGAGTTGCCACCGTTTGAAGGCGGTGTGATTCCGAATGATGCCCCTATCTTGGACTTGCCAGAGCTTGAAATTCCAGAGGAACCAACTAAACCAACACCAGAAAAACCAGTGACACCGAAAGAGGCACCTAATAAGCCCGCAGACGCTCCGAAAACTAAAGGGGTAGAAATTACCGAGGTTGCTTATAAGCTCGATTCTGTGCCAAAAGAGGTGGCAAATACGACGGTTTACGGCGGCGTTCTTCCAAACACTGGAGAGAAAGAAGGCATCATGTCAACTCTTGGTCTAGTAGTAATTGCAGCAGGTATCACTGCTCTAACTCTTGGATTTAAGAAACGCAATGAAAAAGAGGATTAAGTGAATGAGCGTCGCAATAAATAAGTTAGAAATCGAAAACGTTAAACGAATCAAAGCAGTCAAGGTTGAGCCATCACCTACCGGCCTCACAGTAATTGGTGGAAATAACAACCAAGGTAAAACAAGCGTGTTAGATTCTATTGCTTGGGCATTGGGTGGAAATCGATTTAAACCTAGCAAGGCAGCTCGTGAAGGTTCTGTCGTTCCTCCTTCTCTTAAAATTACCATGTCAAATGGATTGATTGTTGAGAGAAAAGGGAAGAATAGTTCTCTGAAAGTAATTGATCCGAACGGTAATAAAGGCGGTCAACAACTTCTTGATAGTTTCGTTGAGGAATTGGCCATCAACCTCCCGAAATTTATGGATAGCACAGCTAAAGAGAAAGCTGACATCCTTTTGCAAATTATCGGGGTTGGTCCTCAATTAGCCGAATTAGAAATCAAAGAGAAGCAGTTATATGACCAGCGCCATGCTATCGGTGTAATTGCTGACCAGAAGGAGAAGTTCGCAAAAGAACAGACCTATTATCCAGACGCGCCAAAAGAGTTGGTTTCCATTGCAGATCTGATTACAGAACAACAAGAGGTGCTAGCAAAAAATGGAGAGAATGCTCGCAAACGTCAAAACGCTCAGCAGATTAAAACTGCCTACGAAGGCAAACTTGCTGAAGTTAACCGCTTGTCAGAACAGTTGAAGGCAGCTCGATCAGAATTGGAAGCTCTTGAAAACGACCTTCAAATCGCTACCGACTTAACGATTGACCTTATCGATGAATCTACAGAAGAAATCGAAAGCAATATTGCTAACATCGAACAGATTAACCTTAAAGTCCGTGCTAACTTGGACAAGGATAAAGCGGAAGAGGATGCCAAGGCTCAACGTGAGCAGTATAACAAGTTGTCTGTTCAAATCGAAGATGTTCGTAAAAGTAAACGTGACTTGTTAACCAATGCTGACTTACCACTCGAAGGACTATCTGTCAACGATGGAAAACTTCTCTATCTCGGACAAGAGTGGGATAACATGTCAGGTTCTCAACAGCTCATGGTAGCGACCGCAATCGTCCGAAAACTAAAACCGAATTGCGGCTTCGTTTTAATCGACAAGCTCGAACAAATGGACCAAATCACACTGGATCAATTTGGAAAATGGCTTGAGGATGAAGGCCTACAAGCTATTGCAACGAGAGTGTCGACTGGTGATGAATGCTCAATTATTATCGAAGACGGCTATAGTCTCGATAATAAGACACATCAGCCAACAGTTGAAGCTCAACCTGAACCATCAACAACGCCATCATGGCAAGGAGGATTTTAATGCAAATCACAAGAGGTATTAAAGCCAGAGCTCAAAAGGTCGTCATCTACGGCCCTGAAGGTATCGGAAAATCAAGTTTTGCAGCTCAGTTTCCAGACCCTGTGTTTATCGACACGGAAGGCTCTACAGACAATATGGATGTAGCTAGATTAGATAAGCCATCAAGCTGGACCATGTTAATGAACGAGATTGCTTTCATTAAAGCAAATCCAGACTCGTGCAAGACTCTGGTAATCGATACAATCGATTGGGCCGAGTCGTTAGCAGTTGAATCTGTGTGTGCTCAGCACGTCAAGAAGGGAATCGAAGATTTTGGCTGGGGTAATGGATATACATACGTCCGTGAAGAAATCGGTCGTTTCCTAAACAGTCTAAGCGAATTGATTGATCTAGGAATTAATGTTGTTCTTACTGCACACGCTCAGATTAAGACATTTACGCAACCAGACGAAATGGGTAGCTATGACCGTTACGAGCTCAAACTTGGGAAGAAAACAAGTTCACAGACAGCTCCGTTGGTTAAAGAGTGGGCTGACATGGTTCTATTCTGTAACTATGAAACAATCGTAATGACTGATGAAAAATCCAAGAAGTCGAAAGCGCAAGGCGGACAACGTATCATGTATACACAACATCATCCGGCGTGGGATGCCAAGAATCGTCACAATCTGCCTAATAAACTGCCGCTAGACTACGCTGGAATTGCTCATATCTTCAATAATGTCCAAACTGCACAGCAACCAGTAGAGGTACAGACTTCACCGACGGCACCTAAGGAACCAACTCCAGCGCCAGTGGAAGAAACACCTATTCAAACTCAAACACCAACTCCAGAACCACAAGAGCCGGTCAACCCTGCACCAGTGGAACGTGGAGCTTATCAAGAGCCCGCTCCATTCATCGAGCCTGCTCTTCGTGACCTAATGATTGCTAATCAGGTCACCGAACAAGAACTTCAACAAGCTGTAGCCTCTAAAGGTTACTACCCTATCGAAACACCTATATCAATGTACGACAAATCATTCATCGACGGGGCTCTAGTAGCTACTTGGGACCGTGTCTTTGAAATGGTAAAAGAAATCCGTGGATCAGAATTTTAGGAGGAATATAAACAATGACTACACTTAACAATAACTTTCAACGTGAATTTGGCTGGGACGACACTATTCAAGAAGACGCTAAGGAATTTATCACACTAACGCCCGGTGATTACGTCTTCACTGTAACAAACTTCGAACGTGGGCGTCACACTCCCAACCCACAAAATCCTGGGAAACTTCCAGCATGTAACAAAGCGATCATCACAATTCAAGTTGAGACTGAAGAAGGCCTTGCAACAATGACACACAATCTATTCTTGCACTCATCTACTGAAGGGATGCTCTCAGCGTTCTTCGGTGCTATTGGACAAAAGAAACACGGAGAACCACTCCAAATGAATTGGAACACCGTTGTAGGTTCGACAGGGGTGTGTCGTGTCGGAAACCGCACATACAAAGATACTGTATATAACGACGTTAAACAAATGATCTACGCTGACAGTGTCGATTGGACAAAAGTATTGAATGCCAATGTTTCTCAAGGTGGTGGGCAACAAGCACCACAACAACAAGCACCTAACGGTGGTGGATTCGGAGGATTCTAATGCAGCTTAGACCTTACCAAGAAGAGGCAAGGGCTAAAGTACAGCAAGAGTGGAAGGAGGGCAGGAAGCGCACGCTACTTGTCCTACCCACTGGCTGTGGTAAGACCATCGTCTTTTCGAAAATCATAGAAGATCGTGTCAAGATGGGAGAACGTGTCCTTGTTCTCGCTCATCGTTCAGAACTTTTGGAACAAGCCAGTGATAAATTAATGACTGCTACAGGATTAGGATCGGCGCTAGAAAAAGCTGAAAATACTTCAATCGGCTCATGGTTTCGTGTTGTCGTTGGTTCAGTACAGACCATGCAGCGTGAGAAACGACTCAGTCAGTTCCCACCTAATCACTTCGATACTATTGTCATCGACGAGGCTCATCACGCTATATCAGACGGCTATCAACGTGTGCTAGAACATTTCGGAGAAGCTAACGTCTTAGGTGTCACAGCCACGCCAGACCGTGGTGATATGCGAAATTTAGGAAGCTATTTCGATAGTTTAGCTTATGAATACCCCTTGGTCGACGCTATTAAATCGGGGTATCTATCGAAAATCACAGCTATTACAATCCCTCTTGAGCTTGACTTATCAACAGTCAGTCAACAAGGTGGTGATTTCAAAGCCAGTGAAATCGGAACAGCCCTAGACCCTTATCTCGGACAGGTTGCAGACGAGATGGTTAAACAGTGCAAAGACAGGAAAACAGTTGTTTTCTTGCCACTAGTGAAAACATCGCAGAAATTCCGAGATATCCTAAACGAGAAGGGATTTCGAGCTGCTGAGGTGAACGGAGAATCCAAGGACCGCGCTGAAATCCTAGAAGATTTCGACAAGGATAAATATAACGTTTTGTGCAACTCGATGCTATTAACCGAGGGGTGGGATTGCCCGACAGTTGACTGCGTGGTTGTGTTGAGGCCGACAAAAGTCCGTGCTCTGTATAGTCAAATGGTGGGACGCGGTACACGCCTTGCACCAGGGAAGGAAAATCTATTACTACTCGATTTCTTATGGCACACTGAACGTCATGAACTATGCAGGCCAGCCCACTTAATTGCTAGCAGTCCAGAAGTTGCCAAAAAGATGACTGAAAATATGGCTGAAGATACAGAAGTTGAGTTCAGTCTATTGGAAGCCGAAGAACAAGCTGGAAAAGATGTTGTCGCCGAGAGAGAAGAAGCTCTCGCTAAGCAACTCGCAGAACAGCGAAAGAAAAAACGCAAACTTGTGGATCCATTGCAGTTCGAAATGTCAATCCAAGCCGAAGATTTAGCGGACTATGTCCCATCATTCGGTTGGGAGATGGCTCCTCCTTCAGAAAAACAGCTTAAAGCGCTTGAGAAATTCGGTATTTATACAGAAGAAATCGGCAACGCGGGTAAAGCTGGTAAACTACTAGACCGCTTAAACAAACGCAAAGACAGTGGATTGACCACACCTAAACAAATACGATTGCTCGAAGGTCGTGGTTTCCGCAATGTCGGAATGTGGAAATTTGAAGATGCTAGCAATTTGATTAACAGAATCGCTGCGAGCGGCTGGAGAATGCCAAAAGGAATCATTCCAGCTACATACCAACCGGAATAAAGGAGATTAAATGTCAGAAGGTACTTTTGATTTAATCCCACTCTTAGATTATATTGACCCTTCTACATTGTCTTATCAAGAGTGGGTAAACGTAGGAATGGCCCTAAAACAAGAGGGCTACACGGCAATGGATTGGGATACTTGGTCTCAATCCGACAACCGCTATAAAAAAGGTGAGTGTTTCAGTAAATGGGATACCTTCCAATACGACGGAGGAGGTGCTGTTACTGGTGCAACTATCACACAAATGGCAAAAGACAACGGCTGGGAAGCAATGAATAAGTCGGGTAAAAGCTATGAGCTCGACTGGGATTCTACAATCGACCGTGATTATCAAATCGTAGATAATAACTGGGTCGAATCAAAGGAAATCCGAGAACCGATTAATTGGCATCCAGTCCAAGACCTTGTCAAATACATCGAAACGTTGTTTGAAATGACCGACCTTGTTGGTTATGTCACTTCAACTTATCCGATTGAAACAGAAAACGGCCCAATCTATAAGCCAACTCAAGGCAATTACGACAGGACTGCCGGAGAGCTCATCAAAGAACTTCAGAGCAATGGCGATGATATTGGTGCAGTTTTCGGAGATTATAAGGAAGAAGCTGGTGCCTGGATTCGTTTCAACCCGCTGGATGGGAAGGGTGTCAAAAATGATAATGTCACCGATTTCAGATACGCTCTAGTAGAATCAGACAGCATGGAACTCGGGAAACAATACGCTCTATTTAAAGAGTTAGAGCTTCCTATTGCGACACTGGTACACTCTGGACACAAGTCGCTACATGCAGTGGTACGAGTGGATGCTAGAGACTACCAAGAATATCGAAAACATGTCGATTACATTTATCAGATTTGTAAGAAAAACGGGCTTGATATTGACACCCAAAACCGTAACCCAAGTCGACTCTCTCGCATGCCTGGAGTTATCCGAAATGGCCATAAGCAATTCTTGATTGATACAAATCTGGGGAAAGCTAACTACGAAGAATGGTATCAATGGGTTGAAGATTTAAACGACGACCTTCCTGATCCTGAAACACTAGCAGACGAGTGGGACCACCTTCCAGATTTAGCCCCAGAACTTATCCACGGTGTGTTGCGTCAGGGCCACAAGATGCTGATTGCGGGCCCATCAAAAGCCGGTAAGTCGTTCGCTCTAATCGAGTTATCAATAGCTCTCGCAGAAGGTAGGGAGTGGTTAGGTTGGCAGTGTGAGCAAGGAAAAGTCCTCTATGTCAACCTTGAATTAGATAGACCTTCAGCCTTGCACCGCTTCAAAGATGTCTACACTGCTATGGGGATTGAACCTAAATGTGTAGCAAATATCGATGTTTGGAACCTTCGTGGGAAAACTGTGCCAATGGACAAATTAGCACCCAAACTCATTAGGCGGTCGCTGAAAAAGAATTACCAGGCGGTTATCATCGACCCTATCTATAAGGTCCTGACTGGTGACGAGAACTCAGCGGATCAAATGGCACATTTTACTAATCAATTCGATAAAGTGGCTACTGAGCTAGGATGTGCCGTAATCTACTGCCATCATCATTCGAAGGGGTCTCAAGGTGGTAAAAAATCAATGGACCGAGCTAGTGGCTCAGGAGTGTTTGCTCGTGACCCGGACGCTCTGGTCGATTTGGTCGAACTAGACCTTAACGAAGATATTATCAACGCAAGAATCGAAAAAGCGACAGCTAAGATCTATCAACGAGCCTTGCAAGAACAAGCAAACGATTACTATCAACACTATGTCAGTCTTGATGATTTAGAAAGTCGCTATCAAATGCAACAACATTTTGATAAGGGTATCCCAGATATCATGAAACGAGAACCTTATCTAAAAGAGGTAAAAGACATCGTGCGTAGTATAGAGATTGCTAGTGCTTGGCGAGTTGAGGGAACACTTCGTGAATTTGCTAAATTCCCACCTCGAAATATGTGGTTTAGCTATCCAGTCCATGAAGTGGACACTACTGGAGTGCTAGCTGATATCCAATTGGAAGATGCAGCACCAAGTTGGAAGAAAAATCTCGATAGCAAAAAAGGTAATGAATCGAAAAAGAAAACTGCTGACGAAAAATTCACAACGGCCATGCAAGTATTATTTGACGGAATAACTCCGATAGAATTGAACGACGTAGTGGAATATTTCTCAACAGAAGATAAGTCAGTTAGTGAGAAAACCGTCAGAAGATGGGTGAAAAATAATGGTGATTTTGAGGTGAAAAACAACCAAATTTTACCTAAAAAATAGCCAGGGACATTTCAGGGACAAGGACAAACCCGAGGGACAAACCCGAGGGACAACTTCGGGAATGTCCCTGTCCCTGAGGGACAAACCCGAGAATGTCCCTGTGTCCCTGAGGTGTCTCTAGGGACAAGGACAAACCCGAGAATGTCCCTGAGAAATCCTGCAACCATACGGTTTAGAGGCTCTAGGGACAAACCCGAGAATTCAGGGACAAAACCAGGGACAGATTATCTAACTACTCGGTAGTGTAGATAATTGGGAAATGTCCCTGAGAGTTCAGAAGAACAGGTACAGGAACATGGGGGTCCCAAGACTCCCCCATGTAACCCTGTAACCCTGTCCTTCACTCTGAACTTAGGCGCGTGGAAAAAAGAAAGGAAAAAATAAAAATGGGACGTACTGCCGGAAGTAAAAACAAAAAACAAAAACGACGTTCTGAAAAATTATTAGTTGCAAAAACTATGCCACCGCTCTATCACACCTTGCCGGGGGAAGAATTTGATAATGATAAAAGCCAAGTATATGCTTGGATAAAAAATCAGCTTGACTTAATTCAGTGGCTTTGGAGACAGTTAGGATCAGCTGGTTACATTGTCTACAATTCAGAAACTGGCCAGTGGAAGGGTGTGGATTACGATGATTGAATTTTTCTTGCCAATGAAAAAAATACCGACTACGACACACCAACAGAAACAAGTCGCTGTGGTGAATGGTAAGCCACAATTCTACGAGCCTCAAAAGTTGAAAGAAGCTAGAAACTTATTTACAACCTTGCTTGCTCCATACACACCAAACGAAAAAATTGAAGGGCCTATACGTCTAACGGTGAAATGGCTATTTCCTAAAATCAAAAAAGCGACTCATGGTCAATACAAGACTACTAAACCAGATACAGATAATCTGCAGAAACTTCTAAAGGATTGCATGACTGATCTTGAGTATTGGAAAGATGATGCCCAAGTCGCTAGTGAGATTGTTGAGAAGTTTTGGTCAGACACTGTTGGGATATATGTCAAGGTGGAAGAGCTATGAATTATATTAATTTCTTCGAGACTGAAGTTCCGAATTGGATGAGAGAAAACAACCAAATGATGCAACAGGTCGGTTTCAATACCCCTGCATACTGGAATTGGGTAGTCGTCTCTATCGACAAGGTCTGTGAAAAATACAATAACGATATTTTGGTCAAAAATCAATTTCATATTATCTGGGATTTCCTAGATGAGAAGGCTATGGAGGTCTCAGGTACAAATAATGGTAAAACGGTGGAATGATCGCATGGCTGGCATTAAATATGCACCACGGCCATACGATAAATCGGTGACGGTGTTAGAACGTGTAGAGTATTTTAGTCACTGGTTTTATACCACGCATCAAAAGAAAGGTGCAGTGGCAATCAAGCTAGGTATTAATGCAAAGAAGCTCAATCGCATTCTGACATTAGAACAGTTACCAGACGAAGATTTGTTAAGAAAGATGGTCGAGCTATGCAATGGTTAAGGCGATTTATAGCGAAGAATCCGGCAAAGGTTTTCAGAGAAGGACCGGGACCGATGATAAATATGAGGTGTAAAACCATGAAACGAAAAGTGAAGATATTTACCGACAGCGACACAGCAGGCGGTTTGGACGAAACAATAAACAAATGGATTGAAGAAAACGGTGTTGAATTACTGGATGTCAGAGTTACTTATGACCAAAATAAGGAGTACAGCTTCATGGTAGCTACTGCCACAGTAATCTATACAGATAGAAGCGAGGTGTGACATGAAATATAAAGTAGTGGTTTATTACGACAACATGGTAGACAGCGAGCATGTCTTCAGTAATAAGAATGATGCGATTAACGAATTACACCGTCTAAGAGGTGTTAAATATCGCAATGCACGAAAATATAAGGTGGAATTAATCGAATGCGGTGGATAGTACGAGTAGCACGCACGATGGATGATGTTATGGAGTGCCATTTCACAGATAAGAGAAAAGCACTGGAACACGTTGAAGCGTTGAAAAAGTTAAGCATGGCAGTGGATACTACTGTATGGATGGAGGAAATTGATGATTAAAATGATGACTAGAAATGAAGCGGTGCAGAAGTTAGCAAAGGTAGCACGCATTTCAGTAGCCCACGCAGAAGACCTATATGATACGGTTGTACCTAAACCGGTCGTTCCGCAGTATGTGGCGGATTGGTATGAAAAACATAAAGATAATTTAGAGGATGAGATATATTACCTGATTAGAAATTGGGATGATAAAGAAAGAACTTCAGATTTTTGTAAATGGTTTGATGATGTAGAAAATGAATCAATCAAAACCATCGTAAACATGTACCAGTTTGGCTACGCAGTCGAGAAAGAGAAGCGGTATCGGGTGAAGATGAAAGGGATAACAATTTCTACTAGATATCTAAAACACAATACACGGTCTGCTAATTGGTTTCTAAGTGGGTATGAAGAGGCGTTTCCTTATCGTACCTGCCACACCCGCAAAGAGCTTGAAGCGAACGGCTTCGGCTGGGTGTTTGACTGCCCAGGCGTTGAAGTGAAAGAGGTAACGGATGAATAACCTGATCAATAAAATCAACCACTGGGCAGATAGCCGTGGGCTAAAACAAGCTGACCCAAAGATTCAGTGGATGCGTATCACGGAAGAAGTCGGAGAGATTCGGGATGTACTCTTGAAACCAACGAAATTTACTGAGCCGCAAGCAGCACTCAAGGATGCTATCGGTGATACGCTAGTAACAATTATCGTGCTAGCACATCAGCTAGACTTAGATGTGACTGAGTGTCTCGGTATTGCGTATGAAGAGATTAAAAATAGAAAGGGGAAAATGATAAATGGCACATTCGTTAAAGAAAGTGATTTATAACGACCTTGCTATTTCTACGGTGCTACTCATGGTATCACTAGCCATTAACGTAACGACTGTACTACGAGTGGTCAATAGACCACTCGAAACCGTGGTAATTCACAAAGCGGATAATGCCGTCGAATTGCACGGTAAGGTGACCGGCAAGTCTATGGTCGGTAAGCTCTACACGATTGATTGTGGAGCTTACGGGAAATTCCTTGTCAGCAAGGAGCAGTATGACAGCGTAAATGTTGGGGATGATATCCCTAGCTATTTGAAGGAGAGAGGACAATGATACCAAGATTCAGAGCGTGGGACGGCGGCTCGCTATGCCGCATGTATAGTCCAGAAGAAGTAATGGTTGGCAATGGCGACATTTGGATTATTGATGAGGATGACGTTGCTGGTGAATGGATTGTGAATAATGACCTTGATCTCATGCAGTCAACTGGACTAACCGATAAACATGGCAAAGAAATCTTTGAAGGGGATGTAGTCAAAATGGCTAAGAATGTCTATTCTGAGCCAACTAATTACGAAATTGTAAGACATCGAGGCGGGGCATATCGCCTTGAATCTAAGCAATACGGATGTGAATTGTGGCTACGACATACCGACTGCGAAATTGCAGGGAATATATACGAAAATCCAGAACTGTTAGAGGTGGAGCAATGAACAAGCGGCAGCGAAAGAAACAGTATGTCAAAGCATTTAGTAAGCTTTATGATAAAAGCTTGAAACATGGCGGTTTTGAACGAAATATATCAATATCTACATTCAAAGATAGAAGAGGAACATCAAGGATGTTTCTGACGCTCAACAAAAGCATGAATTACAGATTTGGTTACGGTGAGTTGCCAGAAATTTGGTTTGATGGTTATTGCATAGGACAAAAAACGTTGAGAGGGTGATGGCAATGATACCAAGATTCAGAGCGTGGGATAAAGAGTTTAAGGAAATGGTGCAAGTTGATGCACTGGTTTTCGATGAACAAATTATCAAAGCAACCTACAAGAATGGAAATGTTGTAAAAGAGGACTTAAAAAATTACATTCTCATGCAATCCACAGGCTTCAGAGACAAGAATGGCAAAGAAATCTTTGAAGGGGATATCGTCAAGGTGACTGATGGTGACGAAAGAACTAATTTTCCGGATGGTGGAATTGGAACTATTTGCGGTTTGGACGAGATTTTCATGTGGTACATAGACGGGCAAGTACATAACGGACTATTTGACATCAGTCAAGAGTATTACATTGAGGTTATTGGCAACATCTACGAAAATCAAGAGCTGCTAGAGGTGAGCTCATGAGCGTGAGATACAAATATTCCGGACTGACACTAGAGCTATATCAGCGGTTGGTCGATGAACATGCAGCACTAAGAAAAACACACAAAAAAGGCTCTTATAAGCAGTTCTTCCAAGATGTGAAACAGTGCGATGAGTTACAAGCTCGCATCATATATCAAGCATTCAACGCCGCAGTGGTGGAGCGTGCGAGGATCTCACCAGCGACTGTCGACAGATTAGAAGGCATTATTTCGAATGAACTTTATAACGACCTTAAAGCATATCTATCCAAGAATTACACAAGAGGTAAAACCACGCGCCCATTTTTGGATAAAACAAACGCAGGACTTCCAGAGCACCTTTTCAAGCGGTTCCGTGAAGAAGTGGAAGCACTGCGCAAGGAGCACGCTAGATACATAAATGATTACATCAGAAGTGTCAAAGGTTGTAGCACAAGACAAGCTCTAAAAACTCAAAACGCTATAAGCACTTGTTATTCAGAAAATGCAACTTTGACACCTCTAAAAGCAATCCAAATGGAAGGGGTACTGTCTAGGGAACTGTTTAGCGAGATTGCTGACTATGTTTTCAATCGTTATGAGTGGTCGGAACGGTTAGATGATGAAGTTGACCGCATAACCCTAGAATATCGGAACAAAGGCAAGGTAGGTCGCAATAAAATAACGGTCAGAAAAGCCCTTTATACAGCCTACGCACTAGGCGTGTAGCTAGAATTGTTTACGAGGGTTCGATTCCCTCGCTAGCTATTGTCTGTCAAAATATCAAAGAGACACTTTTTCAACACCGGACAAGCTGACAGACCTTGTCCAAGCAAACCCAGCAAATTTAAGAAAAAAGGATGTGAAACACCCTCTTTCTTATTGATATCTTGCATTACAAAAAAGCCAAAGACTTTGCTGGTGTCGATGGCTAGAAAGGAGGTGATAAAAGGCCCAAGAACAAATACACTTATCTTTTCATAAATCTCTTAACGTTTTTTTGGGCCAAAATAAAAAAAGACCGACACAATGGCCGGCACTCTTTGAAAGTCAACACTACTATTATACCAGAGAGGGCAGAACAATGCTATTGCCGGAAATTGATGAAAAAGCAACAATCAAACGTTGCAAGCGAAAACTTCGAGAATATCCAAGATGGCGAGAGATTGCACACGATAGCGCTGAGCAAAAGATTACACAAGAGTTTACTTTCATGCCAAGAGGCGGTAGTGGAGTAAGTAGACCTGTGGAGAATATCGCAGTTAGGCGTGTTGATGCTATGAACGAGCTAGAAGCCATAGAACAAGCAGTTAGCGGGCTATATCGTCCAGACTATCGCAGAATACTGATAGAGAAATATCTGGCATACCCACCGAAACCAAACTGGCAAATTGCTCAAGGAATCGGATTCGAGAGAACAGCATTTCAAGAATTGCTAAATAATGCTATCCTAGCTTTTGCAGAATTGTACAGAAACGGTCAATTAGTCGTAGAACGTTGAGATTTCGGTATTTTGACGGATAAAGCACGGTATCTTACAAGTGTTTAAAGTGGTATTATTATATTATCGAAGAAAAACGGAGACAACTCATTTTGTGGGTTGTCTTTTTTGATTACGCAACGAAGGAGGTGGACATATTGGGCTAAATCAACGACAGAAACTATTTGCTAGCGAGTATATCAAGCTAGGGAACGGAACACAAGCGGCAATTAACGCTGGGTATAGCGAAAAGACAGCAGGACGTATCGCTGGGCAAAACTTGAAAAAACTTGAAATTAAACGCTTTATCCAAGCTGAAATTGAGAAGATGCACGATGAGAATATCATGGATGCAAAAGAAGCCTTGTCCATCCTATCCGACATCGCTAGAGGGAAACGAGACGAGGAAGTCTTGATGATGAATCCATTGACTGGTGAAGTTGAACGGCTTATGAAAAAGGCTGACAACAACACAGTTATCAAGGCAATTATTGAAATTTTGAAACGATATCCAACGGCTAAACAGTCCGAGAAATTGGAACTTGAAATCAGAAAGCTAAGAGAGCAGCTTGACAGTGGTGTTGAAGGCACTATGAACGTCAATATCATCAACGCATGGGAGGATATCCCAGATGGCAACGATTGACATCCAGAAAAACGTTAACCCGCATTTCAAATCGGTGTGGCAGTCTCAAAAACCTTACAACGTCTTAAAAGGAGGTCGTAACTCTTTCAAATCCTCGGTTATCGTGCTGAAACTCGTCTATATGATGATTAAGTACATCATGCAAGGTGAAAAAGCTAATGTGGTTGTCATTCGTAAGGTAGCAAATACAATCCGTGACAGTGTGTTTAATAAGGTTCAATGGGCTATTGGTCTATTTGGTCTGGACAATCATTTCAGAGCTACTGTGAGCCCGTTTAAGATTGTTCATAAGCGTACTGGTTCAACCTTCTATTTCTACGGTCAAGACGACTTCCAGAAACTGAAATCAAACGACATCGGAAATATCATTGCCGTTTGGTACGAGGAAGCAGCTGAGTTTAACAACGCTGAGGACTTCGACCAATCAAACGTCACTTTCATGCGACAGAAACATGAGAAGGCACCGTTTGTGCAGTTTTTTTGGTCTTACAATCCACCAAGGAACCCTTATAGTTGGATTAACGAATGGTTTGAGGACATCAAGACCAACGACAACTATCTGGCACACTCAAGTACCTATCTTGACGATAAGCTGGGCTTTGTTACCGAGCAAATGCTAGAGGACATCGAACGTATCAAACAGAATGATTACGACTATTACCGCTACTTATATCTAGGTGAAGCGGTTGGTCTTGGTAATCAAGTGTATAACATGAGCACATTCCATGCTATCAAAAGTTTACCGACAGACGATAGACTTATCGGGATATCATTTGCAATGGATACAGGGCACCAGCAATCAGCTACGGCATGCGGTGCTTATGGGCTGACTGCTAAAGGCAATGTGATATTGCTTGATACATTCTATTACAGTCCAGCCGGTCAAGTAGTTAAAAAGGCACCGAGTGAGTTGACTGTCATGGTTAGCAATTTTATTGACAAGGTACTCAAACAGTACCGAGTGCCAAAGCTGAGAATGACAATCGATAGCGCCGAGGGTGCATTGAGGAATCAATACTTTAAGGACTTTGGTGAACGATGGCATCCAGTGGCTAAGAAGAAGAATCAGACCATGATTGATATGGTTATCAGCTTGCTAGCTGAGGGGCGTTTTTACTATCTCGACATACCAGCTAACAAGATATTCTATGAGGAACATAAGATGTATCGCTACGACGAGAAAACGATACATTCTGACGATCCAAAAGTTATTAAAGAGGATGACCACACCGTCGATGAGTTTAAATATTTTGTACTAGACAATGCCAGAGACCTTGGTCTCAAAGCATAGGAGAAAGAAAGAATGGGAATCATACAGACCATTAAGAACATCTTCAAAAGGAGTAATTATGTGATGACTAATCAAAGTCTAAACAGTATCACCGACCACCCTAAAATCGCTATTTCACCAGAAGAATACACCCGTATCATGGATAACTTGCGCTACTTTGCTGGAGCCTTTGACCGTGTGACTTACCGAGATAGTAACGGGGCACAAGTCAAGCGAGATTTCAACCATTTGCCCGTTGGACGTACGGCTTCGAAGAAGGTAGCCAGTCTCGTATTCAATGAGCAAGCTACGATTCAGGTTGATAACGAAACAGCTAACGATTTCATTAACGAGACGCTTAAAACTGACCGTTTCAGCAAGAACTTTGAACGCTATCTGGAATCATGCCTTGCTCTCGGTGGGCTTGCTATGCGTCCATACGTCGATGAAGACCGTGTCAGAGTGTCATTCGTACAAGCACCGGTGTTCTTGCCGTTGCAGTCAAACACTCAAGACGTATCGAGTGCTGCAATCGTTACTAAGACACTCAAAACAGAGGGACAGAAAGTAAAATACTACAGTCTGATTGAATTCCATGAGTGGACTAAGGATAGTTATACGATAACTAATGAGCTATATGAATCAGAATCAAAGACCCGTATCGGTCAGCGTGTGCCGTTGAATGTACTCTACGAAGATTTGGAAGAGACTGTGACACTCAACGGGCTTACAAGACCATTATTTACGTACTTGAAGCCGCCGGGCATGAACAACAAGGATATTAACAGTCCTTTAGGCTTGTCTATTTTTGATAACGCTAAGACTACAATGGACTTCATCAATACCACTTATGATGAGTTTATGTGGGAAGTGAAAATGGGTCAGCGTCGTGTGGCAGTACCAACTCAAGCACTTAACACGCAATACGACACCAACGGCGAGAAGGTAGTGGTTAAGCGTGAGTTTGAGCCTGGCCACAACGTTTATGAGCAATTTGATAGTGGTGATATGGATAAGGGTATCGGTATTACTGACCTTACTACAGACATCCGCTCAGACGACTATATCAAGGCAATCAACAAAGGGCTTAGCCTGTTTGAAATGCAATTGGGAGTGTCCGCTGGTATGTTTAGTTTCGATGGTAAATCTATGAAGACTGCTACTGAGGTCGTATCAGAGCAATCAGACACGTATCAAATGCGTAATTCTATCGCTACTCTTGTAGAGCAGTCTTTGAAGGAATTGGTAATCTCAATTCTAGAGATTGCTAAAATCTACAACCTCTACACTGGTGAAATTCCAACGATGGATGAAATCAGCGTGGACTTGGATGATGGAGTATTCACTGACCGAAACGCTGAGTTTGAATACTGGTCTAAGATGGTAGCCGCTGGTTTTGCGCCTAAGACAATGGCCATTGAGAAAACTCTTAATGTCACCGAGGAACAAGCCAAAGAGCTTTATCAAGCCATCAATGATGAAACTATGGCAAGCGCTGATAGTTTTAGGACTCCTGATGAGGTTGATATTTACGGGGAGTGATAGGCTATGGCTAAGAAAAAACCTATCAAGTTAAATGACCAACAGCTAATGTTGATGGCTGATAATGTTTCAGACATCTATCGTCAGTTATGCAACGACCTATTTGACAATGTTGTGGAACGGTTGCATGATCGTGGCACTTACTACCTTGACCAACAGCCTTATCTTTGGCAGTTAGAAAAGATGGCTGATGTTGGGATGTTAAACAACTACAACATCAAACTCATTGCTGAATATTCTGGGATTGCTGAAAAGCAAATCAGATACATCATCGAGAATGAGGGGTACAAAGTCTACAAAGACACTCATGAGCAATTAAACTCTAACGCTTATGATTACAAGGTTATGAAAGACCTTATAAGCTACTCTAACCAAGCCGTTAATGACGTACACAACCTTATCAATACCACGCTACCTAAAAGCGTGCAAGCGACTTATAAGGACATTATAGAAACGACAGTAGCAAAGGTTATTACTGGTATGGCTACACCTCAGAAAGCCCTTGATGAAACGATAATGAAGTTTCAAGAACGTGGTTTCTATGGCTATACCGATAGAGCTGGACGGAGACAGAGGGCTGACGCTTACGCTAGGACAGTCATCAAAACGACTGCTAGACGTACATTCAATGAAATGCGAATGAGACCAGCTCAAGAGTTGGGGATTGATACGTTCTATTATTCCATCAAGGCAGCAGCTAGGGAAATGTGCGCACCTCTCCAAAATCAGATAGTTACGACTGGTCAAGCTAGGACTGAAGAAGGTGTTAAGATATTCGCCCTCGATGATTACGGCTACGGCAAGCCCGGAGGGTGCCAAGGTGTAAACTGTGGGCACACCATGACCCCTTTCATTCCCGGTGTCAACTACATGCCAGACATCGACGACGATTTAAAAGGCTTGACTGAAGAACAAGCTATCAAGAATGCCAATGTCCAGAGCAAACAACGAGCAATGGAACGAGCTATTAGGAGCACCAAAGAGCGTCTACACGTTGCTGAAGTCATGCACAATGATGAATTGACCGCAAAATACAAAACGAGGCTTACAGAGCAAAAGAGAGCCTTGAAATCGTATGTTGACAAACACCCATTTCTATATCGTGATAGAGACCGTGAGAAATACCACAAAGACCCTATCGCTATTGGTAGATTGGCAAAAAAAGAAAGATGGTGATCTAATTCTTGACTCGTAGGAACAGACTACTGATAAAACCGTATCAATTTGATGCGGTTTTTGTTTTTGCCCTGGAGCATGGCGTAAAACTGTCTAATTCAGTCCCTTGGACGTAAAACAAAGGAGTTTTAAGCATGAGTTTAAAACGTGACATGTTAGTTGAAGCTGGTATCACAGACAAGGCAGTGATTGATTCCTTGATGAATGCGTACGGTTCTGGGATTGAGAACGCCAAAGCACAAGCTAAGTCTGAATTACAAGCTGAAAATGACAGCCTTAAACAACAACTTGAGCAACAAAGCCAAGCTCTCAACGACTTGCAAGCTAAAGAGGGAGCGAGTGAGGAACTCAAACAACAATTGACTGACTTACAAGCTAAATTCGACACTTACAAGTCAGAGAATGAAGCCAATCTTGCTCAAGTTACCAAATCAAATGCTATTCGTCTAGCTTTGAAAGATGTGGATGCTCACAATTCGGATGATCTTGCTAAATTCATCAATTTTGACGAAATCGAACTTGACGAAGCTGGTAAACCTAAATTAGACAAGGTCATTAAGGGTTTGAAAGAAACAAGCCCATATCTTTTCAAGCAAGAAGAACAAGCAGCGCAACCTAAAATCTTTGCTGGTGGCAATCCGGCTGCTAGCCAGAATGGACTTACCAAAGAAGATTTTAAACGTATGGGTATCAATGAGCGTCAAGAACTCTTTGATAAAGACCCAGAGCTATATCAACAATTGAAAGGATGATTTAATCTATGGTTCTTGGAACAACAACGACTGCACAAGTCATCAATCCACAGGTAATGGCTGACATGGTATCAGCTAAATTGCCTAAACTAATCAAATTCACACCACTCGCCGTGGTAGAAACAACTCTTGTAGGTCGCCCAGGGGACGAACTTACAGTGCCACAATGGACCTATTCTGGTGATGCCACTGAAATCACTGAGGGGCAATCAATCCCAATCGACCAACTTGGCACTAAAGAAACAAAAATGAAGATCAAACAAGCTGGTAAGGCTATTGAAATCACTGATAAAGCTGCTTTGGTTGGACATGGCAATGTCTACGGTGAAGCAACTAACCAAATTGCATTGGCTATCGCTAACAAGGTTGATAACGACCTTGTAGACGTGGCTAAAACTGCGACTCAAAACATCACTGAAGCTCCTGTTTCAGTAGCGAACATTGACAAAGCCTTGGAAATCTTTGCAGACGAGGAAGACGCTCGCTATGTCGCCCTTATCAACCCTAAAGACGCTATCAAATTGCGTGCTGATGCCGGTCAAAACTGGTTGAAGGGTTCAGAAGTTGGTGCTGATGTTGTCGTTTCTGGCACATTCGGTGAAGTGTCTGGCGTGCAAATTGTACGTACTAAGAAAGTCGAAGAAGGTAAAGGCTTCCTCGTTAAAGTTTCTTCACTTCAAACTGACACAGACGACGATGCTAAATATGGTGCATTCGTGATCAACTTGAAACGTGATGTCATGATTGAGAATGACCGTGACATCTTGAAGAAGACTACTGTCTATTCTGGTGATGAATACTACGGTGTCTATCTCTACGACGATTCTAAAGTCGTTAAATTCGGAGGTGCTTAATGGGTATGCTAATGCGTCGTCATACTATCGGCGAGCAAGAAGCACCCGTTAATGACGTTAAAAAAGAAGTGGTTGAAACACTAGAAGACAAGACTGTTGCTGACTTGCGAATCATCGCACAACAACGAGGCTTGACTGGTATTTCTGCACTTACCAAGGCGGAACTCTTAGACCTCCTAAAATAGCAAAGGAGGTTGTTGAATGACATATTTAACCGAAACAGAATTTTTGAAACTTGGTTTTGAAGACGTGGAAGATTTTGAAACGCTATCAGCCAGAGCTAGTCTCATCATTGATGCCTATATCAAAAACTTCTACGACTTCACCGATTTTGATACTGATTTTGAACCACGAAGACAAGCGGTTAAAAAGGCGGTAGCTTATCAAATTGCTTATCTTGACTCAAGCGGTGTTATGACCGCAGAGGATAAGACCTCACTAGCAAGCATGACTGTCGGACGCACTCATGTAAGTTATCAGAACAGTTCTAAATCGTCTAATGGTGGGCAGAGGTACAATCTATCTCTTGACGCTCTAAACTGGTTGACATTGGCTGGTTTTGGATATAAGGCGGTGGGCTATGATAGATAAACGCATGTTAGTTGATACTGTCACGATTCAAAAACCAGCGGGAGAAAAGGACGGTTGGGGAAAAGTAATATATGATGAGCCCAAAACCCTTAAACCCGTTAGATTTGATAGGTCAGTATCTCATACTGGCAGTGATCAGAACCGAAATGAGAATAATTTCTCAGTCCTCATGGTCTACCCAAAATACACACCCATTGAGTTGGATGATAGTTGGTTAAATGGTCGAGTTAATGACACTCACCGAGACTACATTATCCGTAAAATCATCCCTCAGTATCATCCGTTTAAGCATACAATCCTATGTTACGAAATCGAGGTGATCTGATGGGTGCTGATGTAACTATCAAGGTAGATTTGCAGGGGCTTGAAAAGAAGTGCAGTCCCGAAGCGGTCAGACGTGGACAAATAGCAATGAGTAATCAAATGCTATTGGATATGAACAAGTACACACCAGTACAGTCTGGACACTTGAGAGGTAGTGGACACTCTAACGTTGATACGTTGGTTTGGTCAACGCCTTACGCACGAATTAGGTTCTACAATCGTAGACTTAAATTGTTTTTCTCAGAGAAACAACGTAAGTTTTTCTTTGCCAATAAGGACAGACTGCTAGCACAGAAACCAAAGCCCGGCACTGGTGGGCGTTGGGATAAAAAAGCCGCTGCTAAACATAAGAAACAGTGGGGCGAAGTGGCTATCAGAGCAATGGGAGTTAAATAGTGAACAACAACGATTTTTCAGAAGTTCTCAGAGACTTCATCAATACGCTTGGACTACCGTTGAAATGCAAACTTGATTATCTTTCAGAAGACGAGAGTCTTTCAGTCTATCCCTTGCCCGGTGGCAAAGTGAAAGACGAAGACATGGCTGGTACCCAGATTCTATCGCTACCTTATGAGATAGCCATTAAATCAAAGGACCAGCAAAAGCTAAATGCCATTCTTTGGAAGATAAACACTGAACTTTCCAAAATCGGATTTGAGTTACCAAGTTCAAATAATTCATACATATTCTTAGCCTTGACCGTCGAGACACCGAGTTTAAACGATGCCGACGAGCAGGGCTTTTACATTTACTTGCTTGATTTGCAAGCAAGACTAGAAGTAGAAAGGAGCCTTAACTAAATGGCTAAATTTAAAAATGCGATTCGCAAACACTATATCGCACCTTACGATCCTGAGAATCCAGATAAAGTCCCAACAGAGGACAAATACATGTGGATTGCTAAAGGTATCAAAGAATCTGCACCGGAGAACGACGCAGAAGACGATGACGTAGCGTACTTTGACGGGGACGGTACTAAAGAAAAGGTTATCACTTCAAAATCACGTGGACGCTCATTTGAAGGACACCGTGACTATGCTGATAAAGCTCAAAACTTTGTCGTCGATAAAGAAGATGCCGTAGCTGACGACCTCATCGTTTGGTACAAGGAAGTGACACCAGACGGTAAATCTTACAAAGAAGGTCTTGCACGACTTTCTGAAATTGAAGTCGGAGATGGTGAAGCGTCTGAGCTTGAAACTATCAAATTCCAAGTTAACTGGTCACGTACACCGGAGAAACATGAAATCACGCCAGCAACTACTGGCCGTGCAGCTTCTGGACCTACTGGCACACCAGTAGCCGCTTCACCGGGAATCGGTGGATAATCACTAATTAAATAAAACAAGATAAGACAACTAGGGGGGTGGGGTTTAGCCCTTCCCCTCTTTTTTCGTATTAAAGGAGAAAAAACAACATGGTAGTAATTAAAAAACGTAGCAATGTCATCCCAGTCGATTTCGGTGAATTCCAACTTAATTTCCCTGTATCAGATAGCAATATCCAACGCATGAAGGCGGTTGGTGAAGATTTGCAAGCTAAAGGGCAAGCATTCCAAGAAACAAGTGACGAAGAAGCTCTCGGAGCGTTGAAAGCATTGGTAGAAGATGGTTTCAACCAAGTATTCGATGATGAAGAAGCGTTCAAACAAGTCTATGCATTTGCTGGCCAGTCAACAATTAACGCTATGTTCTATCTTATCGAAGCCATCAAAGGTATTTCAGAGGAATTTGAAAACCAAAACTCAAAAGCTGCCCTCGACAAGTATCTAAATGCTTGATTTATCACGAAAACTAACAGACAAGTTAGTAATCGATGATAAAGAATTTCCTCTTAATCTGTCCTTTGATAATGTTCTACGCCTATTTGAGATGTGGAGGGATGAAGATGTTCCAGAGTTTGTTAAGCCGCATTTTGGCATTAGGATTCTGACTGGTGAGACCTTAGAAGAGTTCACTGTCGAAGAAATGTCTGAGGTGTTTAACGAGGTTTTTGAAGAGCATATCAGCCTTTCAACAGTCGAAGACAATCATGTCGAGTATGATTTGGCTGGGAATCCGATGAAGACCACGGCAAGCGATGATACGAAGCAGAGAGCTCCTTATGACATCAGATATGATGGTGATTATATCTATGCGTCATTTTTGCAAGCCTACGGCATTGATTTATTCGATGTTCAAGGGAAACTTCACTGGAAGAAGTTCAACGCTCTACTGTCTGGGCTTCCAGAGGGCACGAAGTTGATGGAAGTTATCAAAATTCGGAAATGGAAGCCACAAAAGGGCGACTCAGCAGAGTACAAAGAGGAAATGCGTAGGCTTCAAAAGGATTATGCTCTCCCTAACGAAGTAATCGAGGAAGAAGAAGAATTTTAGAAAGGAGGGATAATCTATGGCAGATGGTACAGTCACCATCAAGGCGTTGTTCGATGGGAAGGACGCTGAAAGTGGGGCTAAACGCATTAAGGGAGCTTTGGAAGGCTTGAAAGGCTCAGCTGGTAAGGTTGGTTCGGTCTTTAAATCTGTTTTAGGTGCTAACTTAATCGGTGGGGCTATCATGGGCGGTATTAGTGCTCTTGGAAATGGCATGAAATCCATGGTAGGTGAGCTTAACAGTTCTACTAAAGCATGGAAGACTTTTGAAGGGAACATGCAACAGATTAACATGCCTACCGACCAAATTAAGCAGGTCAAAGGCGAGTTGCAAGATTTCGCCACCAAAACCATCTATTCAGCGTCCGACATGGCCAGCACCTACTCACAGTTAGCAGCCGTTGGAACAAAGAATACAACCGAACTCGTTAAGGGCTTTGGTGGTCTTGCGGCAGCGGCAGAAAACCCACAACAAGCCATGAAGACCTTGAGCCAACAAGCGACCCAAATGGCTGCTAAACCTAAGGTTCAATGGCAAGACTTCAAACTTATGCTAGAACAGACGCCTGCCGGTATTGCGGCGATTGCGAAAGAAATGGGCATGAGTACCGCTGAAATGGTCCAAGCAGTCCAAGACGGCAAGATTAAGACTGAGGACTTCTTTGATGCCATCGCTAAAGTCGGTAATAACGATACTTTTAGCAAAATGGCTACAGAGTTCAAAACCGTTGACCAAGCCATCGACGGTATGAAAGAATCTCTTGCTAATAAGCTAATGCCACAGTTTGAGAAGCTTAATCAAATCGGTATCAAGGCAGTCGTTGGGCTAACTGATGCACTTGAAAGAGTTGATATCAATGGCATTGCTGACAAGATTGGCAGTGGGTTGCAATCGCTTTGGAAAGGCTTCGCAAACACTGGAGCTTTGAAAAATCTGGGTGCTACCTTCACTTACATTAGTAGCTCAATCAAGCAACTATTTAGCAAGATTGATGGTAGCAAGCTCATGCAGGGCATTGGTTCAGTGTTCGGTGACATTGCTAACGGTATTTCGCAAGCCTTGAATGTTGCCACAACATCAGTCAGAAGTTTCATCAGCTCATTTGCTGACACTGGAGCGTTTCAGTCGTTCAAGGCAGCAGTGCTAGATACTTGGAACGCTCTTAAAACTATCGGTTCGTCGTTTGGTGAGGTGCTGGGTAGCTCACAAATGCAGTCGATTATTGCAGGCATTGGCTCAGCTCTTGGAACGCTAGTTAGCTGGATTTCTCAAGTTGTTTCAGCAATATCTAGGTTTATCAGTGCAATACCTCCGGGAATCTTAAACGGTATCACTAGCGGTATTTTGGCAATGGTAGCAGGTTTCATGACTGCCAAAGCTGGTATTTCAGCGGTAGGTGTTGCATTGAAAGGTTTGGACTTCATCCAGAGTCTAAATCCATTCAAAAAATTCGGAGAGGATGCAGCAGAAGGAACAGAGCAAGCTGCCAACAGCGCTAGACGTTCTAAGTCAACTATTGCTCAATTGTTCAATGGGATGTCAAACGTCATAAAATCGTCTGGGAATGCGATAAAAGGAGTGTTGACAGCCCTGCTCAAAGGCATTGCCGAGACCTACAAAGGTTTTGGGCAAGGGTTGAAATTCGCCTTACAAGGTCTTAAAGGACTAAGTTCAGCTCAAATACTTTCATTCGCTACTGGTATTGCTATCGCAGCAGTCGGAATCGGTGCAGCGATTGCATTGATTGTGGCTTCATTCTCACTACTAGCAAGCCATGCAAGCGGTGTTTCACAGATTATCGGTTCTATTGGCTCAGCGTTCGGAACTGTTGTTGAATCTATTGGTAAGGCAGCTGGGTCTATCGTTGAAGCGTTTGGTACGGCATTCGGTATCGTCATTAAGGCAGTCGGTGAAGCTGCACCGGGACTCGCCAAACTTTCACCGCTGGTTGAAGCTATCGGCACTGCTCTAGGCAATGCAGCGCCATTCATTACGGCATTTGGGAATGCTTGGACTTCTATTTTAGGGACGTTGCCAGCTATTATTGACGCTTTTAGTGGATTGGCTACCGCTCTAGGTTCTGCGATTAGCCAGATAGTTACAGCAGTAACTCCGATTGTCCAAATTATCAGCGACACAATCACGGCAGTCGCTCAAATAATCGCTAACGCAATCGTGGCAATAGCTCCAGTAATTTCAAACTGTATCGTTCAAGTTGCTCAAGTAATCGGGCAATTCGGACCACAGATTGCAATGGTCTTACAAGTAATCGTGCAGGCTATTCAAGCAACGGCACCAGTCATTATGACCTTGATTCAAGGGATTGTGACAGTCGTTCAGACGATGGCCCCAGTCATCAGTCAAGTGATTTCTGCCATTGTTACCGTTGTCCAAACGTTAGCACCTATAATCACCCAAATCATTTCAGCGATTGTTACAGCAATCACTCAAATCGTGCCTATCATTACGGCAATTGGTGGTGTGATTAGTGCTGCATTTAGTGGTATTGCATCGGTTGTGTCAGCAGCAGGAATGGCAATCGCTACCGCTGCAATGGGCATCGGTACGGCTATTAGTACGGCATTAAGTGGTGTGGCAAGTATTATCAGCGCTACTGGTTCAGCCATCGGAGCAGCCTTGCAGGGTATTGCTAGCGTGGTGCAATCAGTTGGGACATCAATCAGTACAGCGGCGCAAGGTATCGGAAACGGTATCAAATCAGCGTTTGAAGGAGTTTCAAGCGTAATCACCTCAGCCGGTAGTGCAATTAGTAGCGTATTGAATAGTTTGGCTAACGTCTTCAATTCAATCGGTACAGCCGCTCAAAAAGCAGGGTCTGGATTCAATCAGCTTGCCAATGGCGTCGTTAAGATTACCAATACCAACCTTGGAGACATGGCTGCATCTCTTGCAGCGGTTGCCAAAGGAGTTGGGTCAATTGGGAACAACTCAGCAGGACTTGCTCAAGCTGGTACTGGTATGGCCAACCTTGGTAATGGTATGAGTAAGGTGTCTAGCTCAGCATCTAGTGCTGTATCTGGTTTGACATCATTCTCTAGCACAATCACAAGTATTCAGTCATCATTTACTAACTTACAATCACTACTCACTACCGCTGGTACTGCATTTAGTACGTTCTCAAATCAAGCTAGTCAATCGCTAGCTGGTTTAACGGCTATCGTAGCCCCTATCACGGCGTTTAGAACGCAAATCATGACACTAGCACCAGCCTTGATGGTTGCTGCGACTGGTCTAACTCAGTTCAGTACAGTTTCAATGACGTTGACTGCTAGCATGACTTCTATCAGCTCAAGCATGACTATGCTAACTACTAGCTTAACTATGTTAGCTACTCAGCTAACTATGATCACTACGAGCATGACCATGATGGCTACTGGCTCAACTATGCTAGGGACTAGCTTAACGCTTATTGGTACGCAATTCATGATGATTGGTACTTTGTTAACAATGCTTAACAGTCAATTTATGATGTTCGCTACAGGAATCATGCAAATGACAAGCCAGCTTATGGCAGCAGGTTCAGCAGTGACCATGTTTGGTGCTCAACTCATGACTGCTCAGACTGGTTTCAGCATGGTTTCCATGATGGCTACCATGGTATCTAGTCAGCTTGCTATGCTTGCTAGTTCAGCCCAAATGGCAGGAGCAGGGCTTGCGATGGTAAGTGCTCAAGTCATGATGTTAGCGAGTGTATTCGCTACAGTCGGAGCCGCAGCAATGGCATTGCAGGCAACAATGATGTCGCTAGGTATGGCAGTTAGTGCAGGCATGATGTCAGCAGTTCAAGCGGTAACGTCTGGGTCTATGCAAATGACTGCAGCACTACGCTCTAGTGGTATGCAAATGGTTGCTAGCACACAAGCGTTCATGAATCAGATTGTCTCAGCAGTCCGAAACGGCATGAATCAAGTAGTTGCTGCAGTGAGAACAGGCGGCGCTCAAATGGTATCAGCCATGCAGTCAAGCGGTCAGCAATTAGTTGCAGTTACTCAAGCAGCGGTTAACCAAGCGGCAGCAGCGGCTAGGTCTGGGTATGGTGCGTTCTTCGCAGCAGGGGCTTACATCGGACAAGGTCTTGCAGCAGGTATGAACTCAGCTCTCGGAGCAGTTACAGCGGCAGCTAACGCCTTGGTAGCACAAGCCGAGAGAGCGGCAAGAGCTAAAGCCAAAATCAACTCACCATCTCATTTGTTCCGTGACGCAGTCGGTTGGTGGATTGGTCTTGGTATCGCTCGAGGTATCGACGAATCAGCGCCAGAGGTAGCTAATAGCCTTGATTTTATCCGTGACCAAGTTAACGGGTTCAACGTTCGAGCTACCGCAATGTTAACCGGTGCTACCTCTAACATGGCCAGTCAGCTCAAGATGGAAGTCTTGCGTGATAAGACCCCAGACGCTACGATTTCAGCACGTCAAGAAGCCTATGCTGCTCACTCAGCCGGCTTGCTTAATGATGTGATTGACGCTCTTGTAGACGTTAAGGAGCAAATTGCACAAGGCCAAAACATGGTACTGGATACCGGTGCTCTTGTTGGAGGCACTGTCAATAACTTCAACAGTGCCATTGACACGATTAAAACACTGAAAGGACGACACAGATTATGATTACTAAAATTAAAGAATATATAGTGTTCGGCGATTTTAACAGTCGTGACGCTGGTTGGTACCTTCAAAAGCGTGAGGCACCAACGCCAGACGAGAAGGAAATCATTGAGTCTATTCCTTATATGCAAGGCGAGCTTGACTTCTCGTCTGCATTGGGAGAGCGTGTGTTTGAATCAAGAGAAATTACATACGAGTTTAAACTACCATTTACAACTTACGAGAATCGCAAAATTGCTGAAAGACAGATTAAGTCTAGTATGGTCACTAAAACGCAGCGAAAATTGAGAGATACACACGATAAGCGCTACTTTTGGATGGGCAAGATTAAGCATATCAAGGTAGCAGACGACCCTATCAAGAAGAATCTGGTCGCTACCATTGTATTTAAGTGCTATCCGTTCGCATTTCACGAAGATGAATACTTTGATGATGTTTGGGACACGTTTGATTTCGAGAATGATAATTCAACATGGACTAAGTGGTATTTAGGGTATGAGAAGAAGAAGACTCCAGTTTACTTCGTCAACGCTGGAGATACATCAATTAGTCCGGTAATTATCTGCAGTGAAGACATCACATTAAAGGACGCTAACGGGACTATTTACTATCTTAAAAAAGGCGAGAACAAAGATTTTGCTCTAACGCTCGACATTGGAATCAATTATTTTGAAGCACAAGGAAATGGCACAGTAGCAATGCACTATTCTAACGAGGTGATGGCATGACAGTATCTTGCGATAGTATTGAAGTCTTCAACATCAGTAGCACAGGTTACGCTATTCGGGTTAAGGGTCTAAGGTCTAGTAATGGCATATCTGGCCTACAAGTCCCGACCTGGTCGGAAGAATCTGGGCAAGACGACCTTGTTTGGTATGATGCGTTGAAATGGGGTGATGATTGGTACTGTACCATTAATTCTGTCGACCACAATAGCGACAGTGGTATATATCAATCTCACTTCTACGTAGTTACTTCAAGCGGCTCAAAAGAGTATCTCGATGGTAAAAAGATAAATGTTCCAGAGCGCCCAGCTGGCTTAGCGAAAAAAGCGGGATATGCCATCTATTGGTGGCCTAGTTTCCTTGATAGGCGCTGGGACAAGCTCAACCGAACTACTGCAAGCCGTAGAGTCATCCACGACCCATACAGTCCAAGAGGGAACAAAATTGTTCACGGTGAAATCAAGCAAGCCGTCAACAGTATCCATGAGCTAGAGTTCTCAATTCCGTTAGACCATACAATGTACCAAAAGATGGTTCAGTTTAAATCAATCATTGAAGTCGTCAATCTGAGAGATAACGAAGTTGAATTTGTCGGTCGAGTTTTGACAATGGCCAATGAGATGTCAACAAATGGGTTCGTTCAAAAGGTCGTATGTGAAGATTTCCTGTCATATCTTCACGATTCTGCTCAGTGGTTTCAGAAATTACCAAACAAAGGAGCTGAAGATTATTTAAAAATAATCTTTGAATCCGCAAACGTTCAAATCGAGGAATACAAGCGAATAACTCCTAGGGATATTACAGTACGCAGTAAATCAGACCGCCCATTCCGCTATATCGGATATGATTCAAGCTGGGACACGGTCAGAGAGCGAATCATTAACAATATCGGTGGCTATCTCACGTTAAGAGAGTTTAATACAAGATTGTATGTGGACTGGACTAAAGGTATTGGGACTACCAAAGAAAGCCCGATTAAACTAGGCCAAAACATCAAATCTGCTAGCCGTGAAGTTGATTTTGACGGTCTCGCTACAATCATCGTACCGATTGGGGCGGACCTACAGAGCCAAAACCAAGGCCAAGAGGAAGACCAGAGCCCAGACGTGACACGGGCTCAGCTCGACATCCGAAGTGTCAATGACGGGAAGATGTATCTGGCCGACGAAGAATTGATAAAAGAGTTTGGCTTCATTCGCAAATCAGTAATCTGGACAGAAATTGACAATCCTAGCATTCTGTTGGCCCGTGGCAAGCAGTATTTGAGGAATCAGAAGATTGCACTGGCTAAATGGACGATTTCAGCAGTTGAACGTTACTTGATTGATAGTCGATATAGCAAGTTCAGAATTGGGAACAAGCACAAGATTATCAATGCACCACTGTCAGGGATTGAAACACTGCAAATCTTGGAAAAGAAAATTGATATACTCAATCCCCAAACGGTTGATTTAACCATCGGTTCACAATCTCAATCATTATCAGCCTACCAATTGCAAACGCAAGAAGCTGATAGCTCGATTGAAAAACTCAAGCTAGACCAGTCAATAGCTACTAAGCAGAAGAAACTTGAACAATTGAACGCTCAATTGGCTGCTCTTAGGTCTGCTAGTCAGTCTAAACCTGTTGAACCAAAAGCTCCGACAGCTCCAGGGGCAAATGCGACGGATGCTGAACGTGAAGCTTATAATAAAGCCCTTGCAGACTACAATGTAGCTAAGGCTGATTACGACGCTAAACTCTCAGCGTTTAATATGAGTCAACAAGAGCGTGCTCAACGTATCAGTGAGTTAGAAGCTGAAATTGCTCGATTACGAAACGAATTAGGAGGTGCTTAATGCCACAAAATGAAGCAGAGGGACGCTTGAATCTATACGATGATGTGACCCCTCTTGAAAACACTAATAAAATCAGTGTCCTTGTGGACGCTATCCGAAAAAAAACAAAGGGTGCTGACGTCCGTGAAGCTATCGCTCGAGGCATGGAAATCACCTATGATGACGCTGCTAAGAGCGGGAATACTGATATGGAAGTTGTGAAGTCAAGGGATACTTACAACACGCTTCCAGACCGTCTTGACAACATGTCTAAGAATCTTGATGGGAAGGCTAGTACCAAATGGGTTGAGTCGAAACTCAATGCCATTTCGTCAAACGCACCTAAAGCTGTGCTTAGCTCGCTGGAAGAAATCCAACGTACTTATCCAAACGGGGCCAACGGTATCGTAGTAGCAAGTAACACAGGGAAGTGGTACTACTTCAATGAGGGAGACCGCCACTGGAAAGAGGGCGGTGTCTATCAATCCAGAGGGCTTAATGTTGATGAAGTGACGGCTGACAATATCGACTTCACAGAATCAATCGAGCAGTTATTGAGAGATAAGATTGAAGGTTCAGTCTATCTTTGGAACAACACATCAATTGGAACATGGGCCTCTAACGGATGGCTCCGATTCATGCCAATTCCGATTAAAAAAGGGTTTAAATACTATCTATCAAATATCCGTGGAATCTTCTCGTTTGCGATTTCAAGCGATGGTGGACGACTGGTTAAAAAGTTCTCCGAAACAGACGACCTAATCACTACAGAGTACATCCCACCAGAAGATTGTATGCTCTATGTATCTTCTAAGCCAGACGAGACCGCAAGAGTGTTTAACGCTTCTCTCGAGGACCTAAAAAAAGCTAACGTTGACTTTTCAAATCTTCCAGACGGCTATATCTCTCTTAAAATCCCTAAATTAACACTAGATGTTAAGCCCGAAGAACTCAGTTTCGTCAATGTCGTTAAACAGTTAGTTGATGAACGCACATTTAAGGTAGGAAAGGCTTGGTCTGGTAGCGGGAATGGGACATACGACGCACCGACTTGGGGCACTTATCCAAAGCTATACATGCAAGCTGGCGTTACTTACGGTTTGAAAAATGTTCGTGGGGTGTTCACCCATTACTTTGACATTTCGGGTAAGAAGCTTAAAACATTCTCTACTACAGACGTGTTAGTTAATCAAGATTTCACTCCTGACGCTAACGGCTATATCCTTATTAGTCGTTTGACATCAGACGAACCTACAAAGGTAATTCAAGGCGGAAACGCTCAAGCTCATTATCTTGAAAACCTTGACTTTGGCTCTAGTGCCATTGCTTCAAAGGTGCCATTCGTCATGCCAGACACATCAAAAGTGCAGTTTGGTTCAGACATTACTGGCATTGATACAACTCAAGTATCGACGATTAATAATCTCGGATACATGAGTCCGACTAAAAAATGGGACAAGAGCCGTGGATTCATTGACACAATTGAAGTCTATGTCAAGGACGCAGGAACATACAATTTTGCCATCGGTAACATCGACCAGAATGATTTGATTGTTTCCCCTCGAGTGTTCCAGAAACAGCTTGCAGCAGGGTACAATACGCTTAATGTTCGTGGTGAAGATAAGGAAATCTTTTTCGGTGAACAGTTATTCTTTGAATCTCATGATAACCGTGTCTATGCCTCTAAGGGCGAACGCAATTTGATCCAAGACGCTCAACACGTTACTAACAATGCTGGGTATTCTGGAAAGATTATGTACGAAACAGGGCAGGCAATTCCATTCAGTTATCGTGTAGCTAATGAGAGCGCCCTTGAAAAGGTTGAGACGCTGAAGCAGAAGACGGATAAAATCGAGCCTGTCGTTACGGAATTGGAGCTTTTCAAGAAAACGCCAATGATTACCAGTCCGAATGGTACTAAATTCCGTTTGTTAGTTGATAACAATGGCAATCTGTCAACAGTTTCAAACATTCCTAGCCGTGTAGCTGTGTTTGGTAACTCAATCTTGAGCCATCCATGGCTTAAGGGGATGGGGATGGCTGCAAGTGCACCAGATAAAGATTACTTCACATTAGTTAAGAACTACATCTTATCTAAGAACCCTAGCGCAGTGGTTGAGCGTGGTAATGGTGCAGATTGGGAATCTGATCCAAACAATCGACGTGGGACATTCGACAGTAAAATGAAGCAGTCACTAGGTCCTGATACAGATATTGTCATCTTGCAATTTGGTGACAACTTGAATACTGACGAGAAACGGAAGAACCTTGAAACAGACATCCCCAACCTTGTGAACTGGATTAGGACGGCATCGCCAAAGGCTCTAATCTATTGGGTCGGTATCTACTACGCTTCACCGGATTTCGTAGAAAGAATCAAGCGTATCTGTAAGCCGTTGGGCGTTACATTCGTTGACATCTATCAGTATTCTAAGGACGCCAAATACAAGTCCGAAATGGGGAAGGTGTTGAGACTTCCAGATGGTTCTAACTACACTATTACCAATGCTGGTGTGGCGAGCCACCCGGGCGATTTAGGACACAAGGTCATTGCTGACGAAATTATCAAGAATTTCTTATTTTAAAAAAATGGGGGTTAAATAAATAAAAGAGGTACAGTACATTGAATGTTTCTGAGCTAATAGCTCACCTAGCCCCCACGGTTGGGGTGGTTGCGACTGGTTGGTTTGGGATGAAAGCTAGCAAGTCAGCTAACTTAAACAAAGAGCAATTCAGTGAGCTCAAAGGAGAGTTAAACACCATTCAAGAATCGGTTGAAGTCGTTCAAGATTTAGGTAAATTCAACGGCGAGAAAATCAACGAGTTAAATGACAAGCTGGTAGTGCATGATGAAGCACATCTTGTTACCATGTATCTGCGCCTAGAGCGTGACATTAACAAAGAATTAGAGCGTGGGTATACCACAGTTCACAATTCGGACGTGATTCACAAGATGCACTCCAGCTATAAGAAATTAGGTGGCAATGGGTACATTGATGCCCTTTATAAAAAATACATTAATTTAGAAGTGAGGAATTAACATGAAAATTAACTGGTCTATTCGTTTTAACGCAAAAAACAAAGCATTTTTGTACCGTGTAGCGCTTGCAATTGCACTACCTATCTTGACTTACTTTGGAATTAATTTCCAAGATTTGACAAGTTGGGATGCGGTGTTCAGCTTGTTTGGTAAGTTTGTATCAAACCCTTATTTGGTAGGTTTGACAATTGTAAACATCTTAAATATCATTCCAGACCCAACCACCAAAGGTCTCGGAGATAGTGAGCAAGCTTTGAACTACCACGAACCACGAAACGATAAGGAGGGCTACTAATATGGCAACAGATAATGACATTATTCAATTTGCAGAAAATCTAGCTGACGCTGGTGTCGGTACTGATGCAGATGGAGCTTACGGGACACAATGCGTTGACCTGCCTAACTCTATCTCAATTAACTTCTTTGGCCGTGCCCTTTGGGGCAACGCTATTGACTTGCTCAACTCAGCGGCAGCAGCAGGCTATGAGGTCGAATACAACCAAGAAGGCAACCTCGACAGCCGCCCACGCCGTGGGGCTGTATTCGTCATGGATACTACTTACATCGCAGGGCATTCGTACGGCCACACTGGTCTCGTTATCGAAGATTCAGACGGCTACACCATGCGAACCATCGAGCAAAATATTGACGGCAACGCTGATAGTTTATACGTTGGTGGCCCCGCTCGTTACAATACACGCAATTTTGACGGTATTGTGGGCTGGTTCTATTTCCCAACAGACAACCAATCACAATCCCCTGCACCAACCCCAACCCCGTTTGATGGTATAATTACCATTAACGAGGAAACCGGAACATTTACGGTTGAAGTATCAGCTCTTAACGTTCGAGCTGGTGCCGGTCTAGGCGCTGAAATCGTGGCAGTCTATGGAGCTGGTGAAACTATCAACTATGATGGTTGGTGTGATGTTGACGGCTATATCTGGATCAGTTACATTGGCGGGTCTGGTAATCGTCGCTATGTCGCAGTCGGACAATCAGAGAATGGTCGACGTGTAACGTCATTCGGTTCATTCGCTTAATCAAGACCACGCAAACTAAAAAAACGAAAAGGAGTATATCACCTCCCCTCAGACTGCAGTAGGGACAACATGGCAGTAGTGGTCGAAGCCTCAGCACTTGCTGGGGCTTTTTTTGTGTTATAATGTATCTATGAACGACAATCCCCCTGCATCCACTATGGACAGATACGCTCTGAGCAGGGGTTTTTATTTTTTTGTGGTATAATAGTATTGGTTTTGAGAATAGCCTTCATAGGTAGACGCCGCCCTTTTATGGGCGGTTTTTTATTTTGCAAAAAAACTAAATTTCTTTATCAAAAGTGTTGACAAACTATAGTATATGTACTATAATATATATAGAAAGTAAGAGAGGTAAAGAAAATGAACACATACAAAGAACAACTTCAAGAATTGCAAGAATACGCTTTTAACGTCTTGAGAGAATACCCTCTCGACAAGACAGCTGCTAATGTAATTGCTGCCCTTGGCAATGCAAACAACCAGGATCGCATTGAGTTTTTCAAGCTAAACAAAGACGAAGATGTTGTTAAAGTTTTTTACGGCTTGGCAGCAAGCGGAACGATTGAAAAATGGCTTGAAACATACGATTTCTTATATTATGTCAACAGATGAAGGAATAGATAATGGACGCACAAACAAAAGCAACCAAGAAATGGAATAAACAGAACCGAGAGCATCGGAACTACTTATCGAAGCGGTCGTCAGCTCGTAGCTTTATCAGAAATCACGCTTCTAGCTCGGATTTGAAAGAGCTGGAAGAATTAATCACAGAAAGAAGGAACAGGCTCATGACTGAATGAGAACGATAAAAGACTAGGGTTATCCTAGCCTTTTTGTGTCTTATAGATATAACATTAGACATTTAATTCAAATAGAGGTACACTATAGATGTACTTTTGGACGATTACGTGCAGAATGTTTTTGTTTTTTTCATGCCGCTTGGTAGCTCATGCTGCCAAGTCTTTTTATGAAAAAGGGGGGCAAATAAGGGGCAATAAGTGTAAACTTTAGTAACTTTATATAAGTTTTACCGTCTACATCTTACACGCATATATCCTTATTTAATAGGTTTTCTTCCTATTATATACGCATTTAAAACTGCACTAACAGAATACCGTGGTTTGAAATCATTCTACAACTTGAAAAAATAATTCTATAGTCA